TAATTCGGATGTTCTTGATGAGTTTTATAAATTGCGCGCGTGGGGGGCGGTTGCGGTCCATTCGAGTAGGACTAATTTTTTAAACTTAAAGCTCGCAACATGCCTAACCGTTGGTTTGAGGTCCAAATTAAAAGGCGACGATGTAGATACTTTTGAGATTTTCAATCCGGTGTCTAATTATATTGAAAAGACGGCAAACAGTGTTGCGGCGTATTATCTAATAATTTTTGTGGCGCTTGTGTCGCTCTGTGTCATGCTAGGGTCGGGAGTGATCTACAAGCATTACTCGACGTCCCTCACGCCTAATCTTAATTTGTTCTTAATTGGTTTGTTTGGCGGGGTCTGTGGTGCAGTAATATCAGTGTTTCAGCGCGCACAGAAACTACAAGTCAGTCTTTATGAGCATAATCGAACGATCGTTATTCAAGGGCTGGTTCGGGTTGGGCTCGGTTGTGCATTCGGCGTTATTGCTTTAATCGCATGCAAAGCAGGGTTGTTTCTGAATTTTATGAATGAAAGTAATAGTAGGCTGCTAATACTAGCAATCATTGCTGGCTTCAGCGAGCGGCTTGTACCTGACTTCATTGAAAACACAAGCAATGAAAAATCCAACAGATAGAAAGCTAGAAACCCACTTTGTTCTCGGGGCTCACTCCATCATCAACCATAATTAGGGCAGAACCGAGAACAAGCGTTTACGATCGTCTGGTTTGGCCGGTAGCCGCCTGTCGTAGGCGACCACCGACCCTGGAAGGGGAGGGGCGAAGTTGACTGGCCGGATCTTAATGCAACAAGAGGCAGGTGCTGAGTAAAACCTTTATTGAGTGAGATGCAATTTCCCGGTTAGCCTGCCCGCAGCGGTCGATTTAATTGTGCACACTCTTTGCGCGCTGCTTCTCGCTGTTGATCTAAGTAGAGAGCCAGATCGGCAATGTGTATGCCTCGTGCGCTCTTCTGGCTTTGTTCAAGTCGGGTGATAGGCAGCTTGATTTCTCCGGCCAGCACCTTGCGTTGGAATACCAGCGGTGTGAGGTGCGTGAAGTAGTCAGCACATACCTGTTCGAGCGAGATAATCGCCATGCCGTTGTACTGCGCCATCAAAACAAAGGCTGTGTTCACGCATTGCCCTCCTGTTCCTGCGAATTCGGTTCAGCATTGCTGGGTCGAGCGGATTGGCGACTCTCATTGATCTGGCTTAGCGCCTGCTTGCTGGCAAGGTTGAACAACTCGTCGGCGGTAACCGGCGCTACCGACTGCTCGAAGTTGCGCACGGCCTCAAACCGAGTTCGGTACAGCCCGGCCTTGCCGAGCCAAGCGACGGCGTTATACTCGGCGTCGGATACGGGGCAAGGTGTTCCAAGGCGCTCGCCTTGAGAGCCGAGCTTGCACTTCTTGCAGATGTGATAACCGCCGTCGTAAGGGTCCACTGTTTCCCAGAGATGCTTGTGCGTGGTTACGTGGCCATCAATGAGGCAGCTTCGTTGAATAACGGTGGTCATGCTTCAGCCTCCGCAGTCGATGCCTTGGCTGGGGTGCTGCGCAGCTGGGCGTGAATGCGCTTGGCGAGGGAATCAACACTGCGCGCCTGTGCTGTAGCCAGGGTCGCCTGCTGATCCGACTTCAAAGCTTTCATGGTGCGATGTGCGAGCTGCAGTGTTGCTCCGACCTTTGTCAGCAGCTCGTAATCGGCCCTGGTCACCGGCATGCCGGTGTAGGACATGATTCGCTCCTCGAGCTCACTGATGGTGAGCTTGAGGTTTGCCACGGTTTTGAGGTGTTTGCGTTGGTCGGCTTCGCGTTGTACGGCGAGTTCTGCCAGTTCTTCGTTCAACGTTCTGGCCCGCTGGGCATGTGTGGCGTTGTATTCCGCCAAGCCAATTTCCTTGCCTTCTTCATGTGCCTGTCGGCGGGCTGCAGCGAGCAAGTAGGTAAGGGTCGCCAAGACGGAAAGTAGGACGATCCCGGCGCTGAGTGCGTATTGGTAGGGTTGCATGTGCTGTGCTCCGAAGTGCCCAGCACCGGCCGGAAGTGTGGTGGTGGCCTGGTGCTGGATGCGTTGCCCCTGATGGCCGGGGCTACCTGTGTTACGTCGTCTTCTTCGCTTGGGTGTCGAGGTAGTCGGCAAGGTCGTGCAGGTAGATCACGTACTGCGCTCGGACTGAGTGGTGCAGCTTCTTAGGATTCAGCCCAATCTTTCCGGCGTTGATCAGTTCCCTGAATCGACGGTCTGTTTTGATGTGCGGAAAGTAGTGCTCTCGCACGGCAGTCAAGGTCGGGCAGGGGGTGCCCCATTGCTTGTACAGTTGTCCAAACGTACCCGTCATTGGCGGTCCCCGTACCCCTCGGGGAGTTGGCCGAGCTTGGTGCGTACTGCATTCGCAAGCGTGAGCTTGCAACTGCCGTAAGCAGTCGCGCAGATGTCGCCCTGGTCGTTGGTTACAACGGTACCGAAGGGCTGGCCTTCATCCGTGGTGGGGGTGATATAAGCGCGCAGGCCTTCTGGTAGGGCGTCGCTCACACAGTCCAGCGCTTCCATCAAGGCGATGGCGCGCTGGGTCTGTTGGCCCGACTCGGTTCGGCCATTGGCCACGTCCTGCAGGAAGTCCCGCAGAGTCATGTACTTGGTTGAGTCGCGGCGGGGCAGGGTGATCGAGCCTGTGAACGGGCCGAAACGCACCTGCAGGTGGTGATCGCGATTGTCGTTCTCCACCTGAATGTGAGCGTCGACGGATGTTTCTGGGCGGCTAAGCAGGCAGGTTGTGTTACCGCCGCTCTCCAGAGTGCGCTCAAGCAGAAGTACGCGGCGCAAGTTGATGGTGAAATCGATCATGCCGCACCCCCGCTGGGGACGGCACGAACGTGTCCAGAGGATGAGACGATCAGCTGGAGACCAGTTGAGCGTTGAAACGCTTCCACGATAGCGGGGCGTGTACAGATTGTGGGGTGCAAGTAGATCTTGCCCCTTTTCGGGTGCTGTGCATTTGGCATGACTGGACCTCAGTGGTGAGAGGAGTTGCGATCCAGACAATACTCAAACGAATTGATAGGGTCAATACCTTTGCGTAGTGATGCCTATTCGTTAACGGTTAGAAAATCTCTACCTTCGAAACGACAACACCGCAGATAGCGGCATCTGAGGGAAGTTCGATAATAGGATCCGGCCAGGAAGGATTCAGCGGTTTCAGGAACTTCCGCTCCCCTTCGATAACGAGCTGTTTGAACGTCGCCTCTCTGCTATCGGCAAGCTTGGCGATAACAAGTGATCCGTTCTCGTAGTCCTTTCCGGGGTCGACAAAAATGATGTCACCCTCCCTGAAGGACCTGCGTTCATGGGGATTGAACATCGACAGTCCCCGTACCCTGAGGGCAAACGTCGAGCTGCTATGAGAAACAGCGCAAGGCAGCCAGGCCTCGGCATCCTCTAGTTCAAGCGGCTCTTGCATCTCGCACCAAGCCCCAGCCTGCACCCAGGAAATCAGCGGTACAAAGCCACGGACTTTGGGCCCTGGCTCTACGTTCGTATTGGGGGTGGTGGCAACCGGAATGCTTCCTTCACCCTTCCAGAGCCACTCGGCGGTTACCCCCAGTACCTTAGCAATTCGCTCGACATTCTCCTGCCTGGGGCTGACCGATGTGCCAGAGAGAATTCTATGGATCGTTGGCTGCGGCACGCCGGACCGTCTGGCGAGTTCGCCTCCTGACAGCCCAAGCTCATGCATGCGCTTTGCTATGCGGTTTCCTATCACTGCTGATGGCCTGATTAGTTTACGTATCAACAGTGTATTGCTCTGATCAATTCGTTTGGGTAACATCGCCCAATTCGCTAACGAATAGGTCGCATCATGTCCATCCAAGAAATGCTTCGCGCTCTAGTCGAACGAGGTTTTTCACAACGTGCGATTGCCGATCGGGTCGGGGTGACTCAGCCGACGATTTTTCGCGCAACGAAAGGAGCGGCAGTCCGCTATGAGGTAGGCAAAGCTATCGAGTTGTTTTACGTCGAACAGATTGAGGGCGCGCAAGCGCGCACATAGAAGGATCACTGGACCAGGGTTCTCACCACAAGAATCCCCTGGGCCAGCGTTTGACCCCCGCTACTCGGCAGCCTCTCACCACAAGAATCGCCGGGTAGCTAAAACCGCGTGAAATGCCCGCACAGCACGCAAAGCACAGCACATCGGTCGTGGTTGTAGGATAGGTCCTACCTGTTCCTGTGACTACACCGTAAATCGAGGTTTTACGGTTATGAGTCGCATTGATCTTTTGCCGGGCGCTGGCCCGGTGCTCACCTTGCGGCAGGCGCTCTATCGCGCCGGTCGTGATTATCGCGGCGGTATCACCAAGCTGGCCTTCGACATGGGGCTTGAGGTCGATACGCTGCAGAAGAAGCTTCACCACAATGAAGAGCGCCGCTGGCCAACTCCGGACGAGCTGGAGGAGATCGTGCAGTGGACTGCCGACCCTCGCTTGCTTGACGCTTTGGTTCGTCCGGCAGGAGCTGTTTGGTATCGCCCCGAGCCGGTACCCGCTACCAATGATGCTTTGAAGGCTGTCGGCAAGTTGCTTGAAGAGTCGGGCGAGTTTGTCTGCAGCTTGCACGATGGCGCGTCCGACAACGTCTGGACTGCGCCGGAGGTTCTGGACCTGGAGCAGCGGGGGATGGATGTTATCCGTCAGGTGCTTTCCATCATGGCGGGTGCACGCCAAGCCATGGAGGACCGCTGCCATGGCTGATGCAGCTGACCTGGCCAATGATCAGGCCGAATACCTCCTGCAGCTCTCCCTCCTGCGCCATGCCCGGGGCGCCGCCAAGCCAAGCTGTCAGTATTGCGTGGACTGCGACGACGTCATTCCGCTGGCCCGGCAGCGTTCAGTTGCTGGCTGCGAAACCTGTGTGGATTGCCAAGCGCTGCGGGAGCGTCGCCGATGAGTGAACGCCCGTCAGCAAGTACGGCCGTATGGGCGCGGCGCTACATCGAAACGTTCGGTCTAGCCCTGGTGCCCATTGAGCCGGGAGAGAAGGGGCCGAAAGGTAAGGCGTGGAACAAGCCAGGCGGCTATTTCACCGATGCGGATGCAGCTGCGTCATTCTGGGAGCAGCATCCTGAGCACAACCTTGGTGTTGTGCTTGGGCCCAGCCGTGTCTGCTCGCTTGATGTGGATGATGTGGAGCTAGCCCGCCTTGCACTGCGCGAAGCCTTTGACATGGATCTGGATGCGCTTGCAGCTGCTCACCCGACGACGGTGGGCAACCCTGCGCGTTTCCGCGTCATGTTTCGTGTGCCGGAGGGTGTCGAGCTGAGCCGGCATTCCCTGGCATGGCCCAACCGGGCGGACCCTGATGGTTCGGTCTTGAAGGCGCTTACCGCTCAAGTAGTGGCTGCGAAAGAAGCCGGGGACACGGCACGCGAAGCCGCTCTCAAGATGGCTGCTGAGCCCTTCAAGAAAATTACCGTATTCGAGCTGCGCGGCGGTGCTGTTCAAGATGTGTTGCCGCCGTCGATTCATCCAGGTACCGGTAAGCCTTACACCTGGCGTATTGCGCCATCTGCCGATGGCCTTCCTGACTTGCCTGCAGAGTTGCTGAACATCTGGCAGGACTGGGAGCAGCTCAAACCCAAGGCGCTTGCGGTCTGCCCTTGGGCAGTCAAACCGGCTTCGCTACCATCCCAGCCGGCGCCGCGTCCTCGTTCGTCCAGCGCGCAAGCTGGCGGCTCGTTGCCAGAGGTGATTCCCGAGTTCAATCGCTGCTACGACATCCCCACAATGATCGAGGCCCATGGCTATAAACGCGTGGGCGGCAAGTGGTTGTGCCCGCACAGCAGCAGTGGCGATCCGGGCGTGACGATTTCGGACGGCAAGCTGTATTCGCACCACAGCTCTGACCCGCTGGCTAACGGACACAAGAACGATGCATTCGATGTGTTCTGCATATTGATGCACAACGATGACCGGCGGGCAGCGACCCGAGCAGCTGCGCAGATGTTGGGCATTGACGCCAAGTCACGACAGCCGGCTCCGCCACCATGGGGCGAGCTTCCCCGTGCCCCAACGGTGGCAGAGCCGGCCGAAGAACCCTCAGCTGTCGAGGGCAGCACCAAGCGTTTTCCCCAAGCTTCGAACAGTGAGCCAGCCAGCTCGGCCGCCTCCTCGGTCGTCGGGGGGGAGGGGGGAAGTGCAATGGATATTGCCAGCGCAATGCGCCGCTTCGCCCTGGTCGAGGGGACCACAAACGTATGGGACATGGACAAGGCGAAGCCTATGAAGCGCGGCGGCTTCGAGGCTCTGGTAGGCAAGCCGCTCGCTAAAGAGTGGATGGAGCGTACCGACAAGAAGCTGATCGCTACCGAGCAGGCCCAAGAGCTTGATCAGGCCCGCCGGCTCTCAGCCAAGAAAGGTGGGGCGCTGAAGCTCGATCCCATCGAGCGGTATGTGTACATCGATGGGACCAAGGACGTTTGGGACCGAGAGAAGAAACGCCGTATCGCCGAAGGCGCCGTGAAAATGGCCATGGGGGAAGAGTACAAGTGGTGGCTCAATAGTCAGGATCGCCGCGTCGTGGACGTCGACCATATCGTGTTCGATCCCACCATGACCAAAGATCCCAACATCTACATCAACACTTTCGAGGGGCTCCCCCTGGAGCCGGTGCGTAATGACGCCGCCTGCGAGAATCTGCGGTGGTTGATTTCGTTTCTCTGTAACCATGACGAGGATGCGCTGGCTTGGCTGACGAAGTGGTTGGCGTATCCGCTGCAGAACATGGGGGCAAAGATGGATACAGCGGTGCTTATGCATTCCATCATGGAGGGCTCCGGCAAGAGTCTGCTGTTCGCTGATATTTTCGGTCAGCTGTACGGCCAGTACGCCGCGACTGTTGGCCAAACGCAGTTGGAAGGTAGCTTCAACGCCTGGCAAAGCCGCAAGTTGTGGGCTGTATTCGAGGAGGTCGTTAGCCGTGATCAGCGGTACAACCAAGTGGGCAAAATCAAACACATGATCACTGGCAAGACGGTGCGCATGGAATCGAAGTTCATCAATGGCTGGGAAGAAGCCAACCACATGAATGCGGTCTTCCTGAGCAACGAAATCATGCCGTGGCCTATCAGCGATGATGATCGCCGGATGCTGGTGATGTGGCCCCTGCAAACACTCCCGGTGGAACGGCAGCAGGCTATTGGTCGGGAATTGGTCAACGGCGGGGTGGCGGCGCTGTACGGTTGGTTGCTTGCGGTGGACCTCGGCGACTTCAACCAGCGCACCCGACCTCCGAAGACCGAGGCGCGTCAACGTTTGGTCGCGCTTAGCCGAACGGCATGGCAAACTTTCCTGCACCTTTGGCGAACTGGAGAGCTTGGTCGAGGTTTGTGGGGGTGTTGCCTCGCGACAGATCTGTACGCGCTGTTCATTGAGTGGTGCTCCCGTAATAAAGAGCACACAATGAGCCAAACGAAGTTCTCATTGATGCTCAGTGCAACGGTGGAGAAGACGCGCTCGATCCCGTGGACGGAGCGCAACAACCGTCGCTTTGCGGCGTTTTTCTTCCCCGATGATCCCGAGGCTTCCCTGCCCCCATCGTTCAATGCGGCCGAGCTGGGGCAGGCCGTCATCACCTGGCGCAGCAAGGCGAAACTTGCAGGGTGGAACGTTGATTCATGGGATCACGTGAAGGGGGTGGCAGCATGAAGCCAAGAGCCCCCGTGTTGAGTGTGTTGGGTTTGTGTTGGGTTGGTTTGAGTAACCCAACACACCTAGAGGCCCCTAATTTCAAGGCTTCCCGTACCCCTGTGTTGAGTGTGTTGGGTTCGCGCGCACACGCGCGCGCGCGTGAAATATTTTTCTCTGTTCAAAGCCCCTACAAAAAAACCTATGCGAGGACTAAAAAACCCAACAAACCCAACACAATCAACACACCTATTTATAAAACATTGAATCTATTGAGTTTTAACTGTGTTGGGTTTGTGTTGGGTTCGCTAAATATGTGTTGGGTTGCCACTTGCGAGGGTTGCCGCTGATGAAAAAGGATGTAGATGACCTCATGCGGCATTGGGGCGAGCAGCGGGCACGCTTTGGCCTGGAGTCAGGCGTGGGGAGCCAGATGGGTACGATCATGCAGTGGAAGGGGGCGGCACCTCGGGGTAGTGCCACTGGGTCAAGCATCCCCGCTGGTGGCCTGGGTATGGACCGTGCCGCTGCCGAGGTGGATGCTGCAGTTGCAGAGCTAGAGCGGCGTGATGAAAGGGGTGAGGTTTTGGCGCGACTGGCAAAATTCCGCTACTTGCACGTCGCCACTGTTCGCGAGCAGATGAGAGAGATTGGCTTGGCGGAGGATGCAGAGCGTACTTACTGGAACTGGCTGGATGCGCTGCATCTGCAAGTTGTGAGGATCATCATCGCCCGCTCGGGGCCGTATAGAAGCAATACCGTTCGTCGGGTTGGAATGCGCCGAAGCTGCGTCGAGGGTGCGCCGAAGTAGCGTCAAAGTGGAGTACCGAAAATGCCCTCTTTTCGGTTTTGCAGTTCATCGGTACAAAGGCGTCACGATATCAAAAGTGCGCTTAGGCGCTTCCCCACAAGCACTGTGCTGTGCAATCCGCTCCGACCTGTCGGCGCATCGAGAACCCTGCCACCTGGCGGGGTTTTCTTTTTCCGGCGCCGTGCTTTGCCAATGAGGCTTACATGAACAGCGAGCAGCAAACTTTAGCCGAACTGCCGATCTGGATGGTGATTGTGCTGTCCCTGGTCGGTGGTGTTTCGGGAGAGATGTGGCGGGCAGATATGGCGGGTGCTCGCGGTTGGGGGTTGATTCGCCGGTTAGCGTTGCGGTCTGGTGCCTGCGTCACCTGCGGGCTTTCGACCAACATGCTGCTGTACGCCCTCGGCGTTTCGGTATGGGCGGCGGCAGCGGTTGGTTGTTTGGCTGCGATGGCTGGCGCCGATGTCGCTATCAACCTTTACATGCGCTGGGCCGCGAAGCGCCTCGGGCTGGAGCAGGCGCCGCCCCAGACCGGCGAGCCGGGGCAGTGACCCGGCCGGCAGCCCCGGCAGGGCGGGGGACCCTGGCGATATGGCCGAAGTACGGGGCAGGAAACCCGCGCTGCTTTGTTAGCGGGAGGTTCACCAGCTTAGTGAACTGCGGTGAACTGGTTAACCCCCCGAATTCATTGGGTGAACTGGACGTTTCCACATGACGTACCTGACGAAATCGGAGTTCGCCGCCCGGCACGGATGGTCGAAATCCTACGTTTCAAAACTGGCCAAGCAGGATCGCCTGGTGCTAACCGCCGACGGCAAGGTCGATGTAGAAGCCACAGAACTGCTGCTGGCCGAATCTGCCGATCCGAGCAAGGCGGCTGTCGCCGCTCGGCACGAGGAGCACCGCGTCGAGCGGGATGTTCGAAGCCAGCTCCAGCCCGGCCCCGGCCCTGATGCAACGCTGCAGTCAGATTCGGCGTCCGTTGGGGCTCACAACTTCCAGAAGGCGAAGGCGCACCGGGAGTACTACCTCGCCCAACTGGCTGAGGCAGAGTTCAACAAGGTCCAGGGCAACCTGGTCGAGCGGCAGGCTGTAGAAGATGCCGCGTACTCTGCGGGGCGTATGCTTCGCGATCAGTTTCTCGGCCTTGCGCCACAGCTGGCCGCCGAGCTGGTCGCGATGAGTGACCCCTGGGACATCGAGAAACACCTCGTTGACGCCTTCCGCCGCGTCTTCACCGAAGTCGGCAAGATGAACAGCGCCGACCTTTCGCAAGCCATTACACAGAGCTGAGCCTATGCCCACCGGATACGCAGACGGTGCCGAGGTGTACCGCGAAGCGTATTGCAGAGGGCTGAAGCCTGACCCCGATCTGTGGGTCGACGAGTGGTCGGACGAGTACATGCGGATCCCGCGTGATACCGGCGCCGCAGAGCCTGGCAAGTACCGCACCGCGCGTACACCGTACGCCCGCGAACCCATGCGCTGCCTGTCTCCAGCCCACCCGTGCAAGCGGGTAGTGACCAAGGTCGCATCGCAGCTGATGAAAACGCAGATTGCCCTGAACTGGATCGGGGCGCTGATACACATGGCGCCGTCAAACATCTTGACGCTACTGCCCAGCCTGGGGCTCGCCAAACGAGTGTCCTCGCGGATCGGTAAGACGATCGATGCAACGCCCGAACTCAAGGCGCGTGTGGCGGCTAACCGCTCCAGGGATGCCCGCAACACCATGGACACCAAGGAGTTCGAGGGTGGCACGTTGTTCGCCACCACGGCCGGCTCGGCTGCCAACCTGTCCGAGCTGTCGGCGCGGTACATCTACGGCGATGAGGTCGATCGTTGGGATGTCGACGTCGACCAAGAGGGCGACCCCATCAAGCTGGCCGAAGCCAGGGGCAGTACCTTCGGCCGCAATGCCAAGTTCTATTTCTCCAGCTCACCGCTCATCAAGGGGGCGTCGCGGATCGACGACCTCTTCATGATGGGCGACCAGCGCCACTTCTACGTGCCGTGCCCGACCTGTGGGCACATGCAGGTGCTGAGCTGGGACCGCCTGCTGTACTCGCCTGACTTCAGCACTGTGCACTACCAGTGTGCTGGCTCGGATTGTGATGTGCTGATCGAGGAGCACCACAAGAGCGAGATGCTGGCTAAGGGCGAATGGCGCGCGCACGCGAAAGGAGACGGTGAGACGGTGAGCTTCCAGCTCAACGCGCTGTATGCCCCGCTGGGCTGGCACTCGTGGACGATGTTGGCCCGCGAGTTCGAGGAAGCCAAGCGCGCCCAGGACCGTGGCGATCTGGAGCCCATGCAGGTGTTCTACAACACCCGCCTGGCTGAGGTCTGGGACAGTGCAATCGAGCAGACCAAGGCTGAAGTGCTGCAGGCCCGCGCGCTGCAAGAAGACTATGTGCTCGGCACATTGCCAGTGGGCGCTCTTGCGTTGACGGCCTCCGTCGACGTTCAGGCCAACCGTCTAGAGCTGATGGTCATGGCTTGGGGTGCCGGCATGGAACGCTGGGTAGTCGATCACCAGGTGATCCCCGGTGACCCGGCCGACGAGCGCACCTGGGCGCTGCTCGATGACCGTCTCAAGATTCGCTACCGCCACCCTTGCGGGGTAAGCCTGGCGATCTTGGCCACTGGCATCGACTCCGGCGGCCACCACACCCACGAGGTCTACCAGTTCACCCGCGTACGGCGTTGGCGCAACGTGTTTGCGCTCAAGGGGGCGAGTAAGCCGGGCCGGCCTGTTATCGCCCAGCGCCCGTCGCAGGTGGACGTCACCTGGAAAGGCCAGACCGAGCGAAACGGCGCTGAGTTGTGGATCGTCGGTACCGACACGGCCAAGGACTGGATCTATAACCGCTATAGCTTCGATAAAGGCCCTGGTGCGCTGCACTTCGCCAAAGACCTGCCGGACGAGTTCTTCCAGCAGTGCGTTGCCGAACGCAAGATCGCGCGCTACGTGAAGGGCTACAGGCGGATCGAGTGGGTCAAGAGCAAGGCCGAGCGCAACGAGGCGCTGGACCTTATGGTGTACAACCTGGCCATGGCCAATTTCCTCGGCCTACACCGGTACGTCGAACACGACTGGGACAAGCTGCGGCAGGCACTCGCGCAGGCCAGCCTGTTCGACCAGGGCGAGCAACAGCCAGCCCGGCCCCAGGCCAGCGAGCCGACGCCTGATGAACAGGAAGAAGGGGATCCGTCGCCACCCCCTGCAGCAGCGCCGGGCAGGCGTACCGATCCGCCACCACCAAAGTCGGCCCCGCCTGCCGCACCTCAACCCATGCAACGCCGCAGCTCCAGCAGCGGCTATCTGAAGAGACGCTGACATGGCTTACACAAAAGCAGACCTCGCCACCGTCGAGCGTGCGATCGCGCGTGGTGAAAAGATCGTTCGGTATTCGGACCGTACCGTCGAGTATCGAACGGTCGAGGAGTTGATCAAGGCGCGCGACCTGATCCAGTCCGAACTGGTGAAGGCCGCCGGGCCGCGCTCGCGCGTGACTCGCCTCTACCATGGGGGCAAGGGACTGTGAGCGGACGTTATATGTCCCTCGGCCGTTCCGGCATTTTGGTGCCCGAACGGATTAAAGCCAGCTATGAAGGCGCCGCCGAGGGACGGCGCTCATCGGGTTGGGATGCGCCGGACACCGGCGTGAACAGCCTGATCATGCCGGCCTTGCGCAACCTGCGTTCCCGCTCCCGCAGTGCGGTCCGCAATGACCCATACGCCGCCAACGTCATCGACAAGCGGGTCAGCAACCTGATCGGTACCGGCATTACGCCGCATCCGCAGCTCGTCGACAAAGAGGTGCGCAAGGCGATGCAGGTCCTGTGGGAGGACTGGGTGGATGAGGCTGATGCCGATCAGCTCACAGATTTCTACGGCTTGCAGGCTTTGGTGGCCCGAACGGTGGAGCAGTCGGGCGAATGCTTCGTCCGCTTGCGTCCGCGCCGGCTGGAAGATGGTTACGCCGTACCTCTGCAACTGCAGTGCCTGGCACCGGAGTTTGTCCCGCACGACAAGTTTGAGGTGACCCGCTTCGGCAATGTCATCCGCGCAGGGATCGAGTTCAACGGCATGGGGCGGCGGGTGGCGTACTGGTGCTATCGCGTCCACCCCAGCGATAAGTCCTCGCTGAATGTCGGCTACAACCAGCTGGTGCGTGTCCCTGCCGAGCAGATGCTGCACATATTCGAGCCACTGGAGCCGGGGCAGTTACGCGGTGTGCCGCGGCTGGCGCCCGTCCTGAAGCGCTTGCGCAGCCTGGACAACTTCGACGATGCGGTGTTGTTCCGGCAGGAAGTGGCCAACCTGTTCGCAGGCTTCGTGCGAAAGCCAGCGCCGGACGGTCGGCCACAGCTTGATCCTCTCACCGGGGCGCCCGTCGACCTCGACCGGGACGGGTTCACCCCAATGGTGGGGCTGGAGCCCGGCACAGTACAGGAGCTGGGGGCAGGCGAGGAGATCGAATTCTCCGACCCGCCGGACGCCGGCAACAACTACCGCGACTTCATGCGGCAGCAACTGATGGCTGCTGCCGCCGGTACCGGCTTGCCCTACGAGCTGATGACCGGCGACATGCAAGGCGTGAATGACCGGGCGATCCGCGTGGTGCTGAACGAGCTCCGGCGCCGGCTGGAGCAGCTCCAGTTCCAGGTCTACGTCCATCAGTTGTGCCGTCCTGTGCGGCAAGCCTGGTTGGACATGGCCGTGCTGGCCGGGGCGCTCGACCTGCCGGACTACTCGGAGCGGCGCCGCGAATACCGGCGCACCCGCTGGGTGCCGCAAGGCTGGGCCTACATCCACCCCGTTCAAGACGTCCAGTCCCGGCAAATGGAAATCGCTGCCGGTTTCACCACACGCAGTGAGACTTGCTTGCGCAACGGTACCGATGCCGAGGTGGTGGACGAAGAGAACGCCGCCGATCTCGCCCGGGCGCAGGGCCTGGGTATCAAGTACAGCACTTTGTCGGCGGTCGATGACGATTCCGACGAGAAGGAGAAAGCATGAAACCCTTGAAACCCCTCCGCATCTTCAACAAGGCACCCACGCAGCAGCCCGAAAACGAACAGCACTGGTACCGCATCAGCGCCGCCACCAAGGCTGAGGGCGTTGCTGACGCTGAGCCAAACCCGATCGAGATCTACATCTATGGCGAGATCGGTGGCTGGGGCATCACCGCCAACCAGTTCCTCCGCGATCTGAAGGCGATCGATGACGGTGTATCGCCGGTGCACGTGGCCTTCAACACCAGCGGCGGCGACCTGTTTGAGGGCGTGGCCATTCACAACGCGCTCAGGCGCTTGGGCGAGCGCTGCACCGGCCGGATTGATGCCTTGGCGGCCAGTGCGGGTAGCGTCGCGGTGTGCGGCGCTCACCGCGTTGTGGCGGCCTCAACCGCGATTCTCATGATTCACAACCCCTACACCTGGATCGAAGGTGATGCCGAAGAGCTGCGCCGTGTGGCCGATGTGCTCGACCAGGCGTTCGAGGTGATCATCGCGGCTTATAAGGCCAAGTCGCCTGAAATTAATGAGGCCGAGCTGCGGCGCTTGGTCAACGATGAGAGTTGGCTCACGGCCCAAGAGGCCCTCGACCTCGGGCTGGTCGATGAGATCAGCAGTGGCGTGCAGGTGCGGGCTTGTTTGGGCAATGGCGCGGCCATGGCCCGGTACCAGAAAACCCCGCAGGCGTTGCTCGACCAGTTGTCCAGCAAGCCGCCAGCAGATGATCCGGCAAAGCCGGCTGCGTCGACCAAGCCTGACGTCGCCGACTCGACGGCGCTGGCGCTGATGATCACCCAGGACTGCGCCAAGGCCGGTATCGCCAACCTGGCTGAAACGCTGATCGCTTCGACCAAGCTGACTGATACGACCACGGTGCAGGCTGCGCTGAAGCAGGCCAAGGGCGTACACGATCTCTGTGTCGCGGCGCGGTTGCCCGAGCTGACGAAAGATTACGTTGCTGCCGGTCTGGACGCTGACGCCGTGCGGGCGCGGCTGTTCGAGAAGATTGTCAGCTCCGGTAAGGGCTTCGAGATCAACAACGCCTTGCCGCCCGCCGACGATGAGCAGGAGAAGGTCAAGGCACAACTCCCCAATCCATCCAGTATCTGGGCTGCCCGCCGGCAGGCCGCCAATAAAGGAACACGACCATGAGCAACACCCAACTGGAGCCGGTCCATGCCGGTGAGTTTCTGCTTTCCGAGGGGGCGGGCAAGATCTCCCGTGAAGCCATCAACATCGCCGCTGGCCCGGCCCTGGTTGCCGGCCAGCTGCTGGGCCTAGTCGCGGCAACCGGCGAGTTCGCGCCATACGATCCTGCGGCTGAAGATGGGACTGAAAACGCCGTCTGCATCCTCTTTGCCCCGCTCGGCGAGTCCGATGTCTCGCGCCGTGGGCGTGCGGTGGTGCGGCTGGCCGAGGTCACCGAGGCGCTGCTGACTGGCGTCGATGTCGATGCCGAAAAAGCGCTGGCTGCACATTTCATCATCTTGCGCTGAGCTGACTAACTCTTCTTCCCAACCCCGCCTTGAGCGGGGTTCTTACTTTCTGGAGTACCCCATGGCTGAGATTGCCATTTTCCAAGACGATGCTTTCAGCGTTGCGGCCCTGACTGCGGCCATCAACGAGCAGGAGTATGTGCCGGGCCGCTTGGCAGCCCTCGGTCTGTTCCGCGAAGAGGGTGTCCCGACCCTCACCGTCCAGCTCGAAAAGGACGGTGATACGCTCGCTCTGGTGCCTGCAGGTGAGCGCGGCACCTCCGGGTTGGTGGTTGGCGGCAGCAAGCGTCAGCTGATTCCGTTCAACACCATCCATTTGCCGCAGCGCTTCGCTATCAAGGCCGACGAAATTCAGGGCATTCGCGCGTTCGGCGCCCTGACAGAGTTGCAGGCTGTCCAGGCTGTAGTGAACAAACGCCTGAGTAAGGCGCGGAGTCAGCTGGATGCTACCCACGAATACCATCGAATGGGCGCGCTCAACGGCAAGGTGCTCGATGCTGACGGCGCTACGGTGCTGCTGGACATCTACAAGGTATTTGGCGTGTCGCAGCAGAAGCTGGCGATGGGCCTCAACGATCAGGAGTCGAATGTTCAGGGGCAGTGCGTGGACGCACTGGACATGCAGGAGGATGCCCTCGGCAACGTCACCACTACCGGCGCGCGTGCCTTCTGCGGCAAGACGTTCTGGAAGAAGCTGATCGCCCACAAATCGGTGGTCGACACCGCATCCCTGCGTGGTGATGGCCGTGAGTCATTCGACTTTGGCGGTATCAGCTGGGAGCGTTACCGTGGCAAGGTCGGTGGCAACGCGTATGTTGCCGACGACGAGGCGCGCCTGGTGCCGGAGGGTGTCTCGGATCTGTTCCTGTCGATCTACGCCCCGGCGGACTACATCGAGACCGTCAATACCGAAGGCCTGCCGTACTACAGCAAGATCGAGGAGATGCCTTTCGGCAAGGGGGTCGACGGCGAGGCACAGTCGAACCCGCTGCACATCTGCACACGACCTCGCGCTGTCATCCGTCTGACGATCTGATTATGGGCTTTCGGGACCTGATCGACGATGTGGATGAGGTGGTGTTCGATGTCCTGGGCGATCCAGCGCACATCGATGGCCGCGATGTTATCGGTATGTTCTCGGCGCCTTGGCTGCAACCCAAGATCGGTCAGATCAATACCGGCCTGCGTGAGCCGCACCTGGTCATCCGCGTTGGCGATAGCGCGGGTGTTGAGGCGCGGCAGACCGTCATGATCGATCTGCCGACCGAGGACGGTGGTGGCAACTACATCATCGCCCGCATAGAGCCAGGGGGCGACGGCCTGGTGACGCTCGTTCTGAGGAAATCGCCATGAGTGTCGGCAGCTATCACAAAGTGTCAGCGAGCGCAGGGTTGCTCACCCTGCAGATGAGCCCGCAAGACGTCAAAGGCTTCGAGGACTTTGCCAAACTTGTGCCCAAGGCCATGGCTGCGGCCCAGCGTCGAGCTATCAACAAGACGTTGCGCTGGCTTCGCGGGCAGATTGCCCGAGAGGTCGGGCGGCAAGAACGAATCGCCATCGCAGCTGTGAGGCAGCGGCTCAAGGCATTCCCAATGGGGAGCAGTGGGCAAGGCAAGTTGTGGTTCGGTATTCGTCCCATTGAAGCTAGTCGCGCCGGCCGTCCCCGGCAAACCCGCACAGGTGTATCGGTGGCGGGGCGTCGTTATCAGGGGGCGTTCTATCGACAAGTGTACGGGGGCAGACCGGACATCTGGATTCGCACTGCCAGCAAGCACTTCGATGCAGTTGACTACCCGGAAAGCGAAGTCTCGGGCGGCGGTGGTCGTCGCTCTGGCTGGATTTCAGAGAACGACAGCCGCTTTCCACTGGCCAAGGCGAAGATCTCCCTCGATGACGTTCGACCGCACTTTGAAGCCTGGACCAACCGGGCTTACGAACGCTTGAAGGTTGTCCTCGAACAGGAGCTGAACTTTGAGCTGCATAAGTATTTGCGGAGAACAGGCAATGGTTGATGACCCAATACCCCTCGCTAAGATCTATTCCGCAATCGAGCAACACATCAGCGATGCCATTCCCGGTCTCGCCTATGTCGGCACGATGCCAGACGGGATTGAGGTTGTGCCGGTGCCGGCGGTAGTGCTTGAGCTGGCAGGCCTCGAGAGTGCGGACAGGGATCCTGGTACAGGTGAGACCGCAGTAGATGCTCGTTTCGAGGCGCGTGTGATCGTTGGGGTGGATGAGCCCAACTGTTTGCATGTGGCAGCCTTCGTTGCGGCTCAGCTGGCGGTGCTGTTACGCATGCAGTCTTGGGGCTTGGCAGTTGAATTTGCTCAGTTCGTGCGGGCAGAGCGGGACTGGAGCCGGCCGGAACTAGACAGCTTTGCGGTCTGGGTCGTCGAATGGACTCAGGTTATCTACCTGGGCGAGGAGGAGTGGCCATGGCCCCGGGAGCCCGGCCCATTGAAGTTCGCCTTCGACCCGGACAGTGGCCCAGGCAATGAAGGCGTGTATCAATCGCCGGAGGCGCTGGCATGAGTTACGCGGCCGCGCAGGCTGACCGCATGCTGGCCGGCCTGGTGATCCCCTGCTATGTCGTGGGTGTGGATCTGGTCGCCGCTAAGGTGCGGGTTTCCGACGGCGGCGACTGGACGAGCGCCTGGGTGCGCTGGCACGCGGTGGCCGCCGGCAAGGCCCGCCACTGGCGTGCGCCAAGCATGGGCGAGCAGGGCGTGCTGGTGAGCCCGAGCGGCGAGCCAGCGCAGGGGACGTTCGTTCCTGGGCTGTATGGCAACGCTGGCGCTCCCCCGGATAACCGCGACCATGTCGAGGTCTGGCGTTTCGATGATGGCGGGTCCCTGGTCTACGACTGGGCGGCCAGTAGCTACACCATCAAGCTGCCCAGCGGCACGGTCAACATCGAGGTCGGCAGCAGCAAGGCAGTGATTACCGACGCCGCGATTAACGCCGAGTCGGCCGCCATCAAGGCCAAGGCGGCCACCATCACCCTGCAGGGCGCCGTGGAGATAGTCGGGCCGTTACGCGTAGCGGGCGACATTCTCGGGCTCGGGAAAATCATCGATACCACCGGCAACACGCCGAACCACAAACACTGACAGCCCGCATTCGCGGGCTTTGTCTTTTCTGGAGCATCACTTATGGCAACAGTGAGGAAAGCCGCCGCGACCGACGCGGCAGCGAGTGCGGACGAATCTGCAGTTGTACCAGGTGCTACCGACGGAGCTGGCCCGGACGTTTTGGCCGATGTACTGCCCGTCGTGTCCTTCACCGACCGGGCCTATACATCGCGCTCGCTGTTCCTGCAGGCCGGTGATGACCTGCGCGAGTTCAAGGTGCTGGCCGGCCGCGTGACCGTCCAGGGCGGGGACGCGGAGGCGCTGGCGTTTCTGCGCAAGCATGCCGACCTGCAGCAGCTGGACGGCTGAGTGTGATTGGCGTGGATCGCAGTACCGGCCAGCAATCCACTGGCCTCGATCACCTGAAACAGTCGATTGAGGACATCCTGACCACCCCCTTGAAAAGCCGCCGTATGCGGCCGGAGTACGGCAGTAACCTGCGCCGCTTTGTGGACCTGCCGGTCAACGAGGGCTGGAAAAGCGCGGTACAAGCCGAGGTGGCCCGCGCGCTGGGCCGCTGGGAGCCGCGCCTGCTGCTGGAACGGGTCAAGGTCGTTTCGGTACTCGACGGTCAGATTGGCTTGGTCCTGACGGGTCAGTACCTGGGTAATTCGGCCGTCGTGGAGGTGAACGCATGATTGACCTGTCTTTGCTGCCTCCACCCGACGTGGTGGAGGCCCTGGAGTTCGAGACGCTTTATCAGGAAGTGCTAGGCATCTTCCGCGCCCATATGGGCGACCAATGGACGGCGCTGCTGGAGTCCGACCCGGTGGTCAAGCTGATGGAGGTCATGGCCTACCGTGAGCTGGTCATGCGCGCCCGCGTCAACGCGGCGGCCAAGGCCAGCCTGCTGGCCTACGCCAAGGGCGCCGACCTGGACAATCGCGCTGCTGACTACGGCGTACAGCGCCTGACCATCCGTGCGGCGGACCCTGACGCAGTGCCGCCGTTAGCGGCGGTAATGGAGAGCGATGAAGCGTTGCGCTACCGCACGCGGCTGTCGCTTGAAGCGCTGTCGGTCGCTGGCAGTAGCGGGGCATACGAGTATCACGCGCTGAGTTCGTCGGCTGAACTGGTACACGTTTCGGTCGACTCCCCACGGTTTTCCGGGGTACCGGTGCCAGCCGCGGTTAAGCCGCAGCTGCCGGCCGGGGCTATTGTCGTGGTCTGCGACTATGACGCTGGTCTGGTCAACCCGCTGCCAGGGGATGTATCACTGGCGGTGCTTGCAGGGCCGAGCAGCGCGGTGCCCGAGGCACAGCTGGTGGCCACGGTCCTCAAAGCGCTGTCTGCTGAGGCGGTGCGGCCTGTGACAGATCGACCGCGCGTGCAGGGCGGTATCCCGACCGACTTCAAGGTCGAGGCGGTGCTGTGGGTGGAGGATGGGCCAGACCCTGACGTTGTCCTGGCGGCAGCCAGGGCCAGCCTAGATGCCGCCATTGCCGATGCTCGCCGGCTTGAGGGGCAGCTGCCCGTCTCGGCCATCTACGCGGCGTTACACGTAACGGGGATTAACCGCGTCGACCTGGCCAAGCCGGTGGAGGGGGTGGTGTGTGACAAGCGGCATTACCCGCGCGCCACGTCCATTGCCCTGACCACCAAGGTGGTCAAATGAGCCTGCTACCGCATAACGCCACGCTGCTGGAGCGCTCGCTGGAGCGCGCCGGCGAGCTGGGCGTGGACCCGGAAATCATCCGGGGCGTGGCCGACTCGGCGCGTTGCCCGCCCAACTTCCTGCCCTGGCTGGGATGGGCGCTCAAGGTCGAGGGCTGGGAAGCCGCTTACACCGACGACCAGCGGCGCCAGTTGAACCGCGAGGCGATCCCGGTTC